AGAATTAGCTTGTTGAATTAAAGCTGGGTTATTTGGTAAAGAACCTTGGCAAATCCAAGGTTTTGTTTTAACTGATGGGTGACCCCATTGAGAGCCATTACAAAACTCAACAATTTTATACTTGCCAGTTTTTTGCAAGTATTTTAAAATGTTTTTACAATTTTTACCAAAACCAGTAAAAGCTTTGGAGTTATTAGAGTGGAATAAAACTGTTTTCATTAAAACTCAAACAACTTTCTTAGGTACATTTCTAATAAAACTTTTAAAGCTCTCGCTTCGCCAAGCTCGATGCCAATGCCAAATTTTAAAGTAGAGTTTTTAATTACTCCAAGAGAAAAAGCTTTTGTGCCATTAGTTTTTTCGTAAGGCTTAAATGAAATGGTTGTTTTGTCTTCGTTATATGTGTGAAAAGCTGAAAATTCTGTATATCTTTCAATTGAATTTATGATAGCTCCTACTTCATTCTCATTGATTTTGCAGTAAATGTTTTTTTCTGGATTTTTAGCATTATCACTAAATGATCCTGTTCTTTTTTGAGCATTCCATCCTGCTTGCTTAATAGATTGAATTAAGAATGTAGGTTTAACTGAATTACCTTCTTTGTCTTGATCGATTATCTTGAAAGAGAAAGCACATCCAGTGTTTTTTGAATTAGGTTTGTAAAGATTATATTGCATATTGGATGATTATAAGATAAAAAGTGTAAAATTCTATATGCCAAGGAATATTAATTTACCCAAAACTAGGGTTTTTATAAGGAAAGATATGTGGGGTGGTTCTGAGAAAGAATTTGAACCAGCATGGTTAGTTTCAGTTAGGGCATTAAGAGGTAGACCTTTTTGTTTTCAAGTATGGGTTGATGGCTTTTGCGCTTGTTACGATAAGGTTAGATTAGACTGCTTATACTGGAAAACACCAGAAAAAGATCACGAAAAACTAGATTTAGTTGACGTGCAAATGTGGGAATGTTTATCAAATGATATAGAATTATTTCACAAAGCACAATTAGCAGACGTTCCTATGTTGGTCAACATGGGAGATGGTGATTTTCAAGAAGGGAATTACTGGTTTACTATAGACTGCATACCAGAAAAACAATCTTTGGGGTACTTAGATGTTGGCGATTCTGATTTGCTTGATGAACACAAAGAAATGAATGTAATTAAGTTGAAGAATGGTCAAGTAGCTATTTATCCAAATAATAGATTAAAATGGATTCCAGAATCATTGAGTAGTATTGAAGCTATCAAAAATATCCCGAAATGGGAAGTTGCAGAAAACGCAATATGGGATAAAGAATGGTTGGAGCAACCTTATGAATTATTTGGAGATTCAGATTGGAGCTATTAAGCCTCTTCTATTTCTTCATATTGTCGTTCCTTTTCAACATAATTTGGGAACATATACATAAACATCTGCTGAAAAGATTCAGTATGTTCTGGATGCATTTCTAACAGAAATGGCTTTACTTGTTTGTATATTTCGTAATTTTGATAAAATTTTTCTAAATCCGAAAGCCCCTCTGTTGCAATTAAAAACAAATGCCTACTAATTAAATCATTGGCTATAATTAGTGCGTTTACTTTTTCTTTTTCAAAATACTTAGCTATAAAAGTTTTTTCATTAAAAGAAGAAACAATGTCAGAAGATTTAAAATATTTTTTTAAAAAATTTATTAAATAGTTTTTTGCGTAATTAAAATTAAGATTATATGCCGTTTTTTGTAAACTAGTAAATAAATCCAAGCAATAAGAATTTTCAAAGTTAATAATTTTTATCATATCGTCTCTATATAGAATAGAAGATTTTTTAATATCAAAATGACTAAAAACATTAGTGCTTACTGTATAGTTCTGATCTATAAATTCTTTGTTTTTCTTAAGTATATTCTCTATATCAAAAGCGCTAAATCCAAAATATGTAACCATATTCGATTCAATATCAATATCTTCTTCGATAAAGCCAACAACTGATGCATGAATATCATGCATATCTGATAAAGTTGGCAAATTATCAACACTTGATTCATGTATTGTATCTAAGGTATTACAAAAAGTGCCTAGGTTATAATTTAAATCATCACTATCAAAATCTTCAAAAGAATAACCATTTTCAAATGTTGTACAAAGATAATGAGGTAATTCTCCTGTGTTTGATGATATAACTGTTGGGGAAACCAATGAAAGACCACTAACTCCTGTTGGCAAATTGCTTATTGCAATTTTTTCCATTCCAATGCTATCGGTACCAGTAATATAGCTAATTTTGATCATTTTTCTGCTATTTTCAAAATCTAAAGCGAAGGTATCATAAAAAAAGCTTTGATGAACTTGTTTCATATTTAATATTTCACCAAAACCACTTATTAAAGGATCTTCTGTATGTATTGTTTGAAGAAGTCCAGATTCTATAGAATCAACAGCCACAAAGTCTTTTTTCACTCCTGCTGATATTAGAGGCGAGTTGTACGCAATTTCCTTAAAGTCCATAGAATATATTACACAAAAAAGGCGGTATTTCTACCGCCTTGATATTTAGATACGAATTTCACCCATATTCAAACCAGAAAGACTGGTTTTAGCAAATTTTCGTTGCTGTTGGGCGTTTCGATCATGGATAACCACATAATTGGGAGTCTCCTTAACGAATTGAGCATTATAGCTGTTTCCGCTTTTGGTCCGAAGGCCGAAGAATCGACCCCCGCTTTTTTTCATTGTATTTACTATACGGTTTACTTTTCTCATAATTAAAATCCTATTTTTCCAGGGATGTGTATATCTTTGCTTTTGATCTTTTCTATTGTTGTGTTGAATTTAGATGCAAATATATCATATATAATCGATTTGTCAATACTTAAAGCTGATTTGTTTTCATCATTTTCCATTTTCCCTTTAACTCCAGCTTCATCAATTATATCAAAAGCTTTGTCTGGAAACTTTTTGTCAGTTTGGAATTCAGAGCATAGGTCTACTATAATTTTTAAAATTTCTTTTTTAAATTTTACATTGTGAAATTTTTCATAAGACACTTTAGCTTTCTGTAAAAGCTCTAATGTTTGTTCTTTTGTTGGTTCTAGTATTTCTATTTTCTCAAAACGGCGATTTAAAGCAGAATCTCCTTTAAAGTATTTGTTGTATTCATCGTTTGTTGTAGCTCCTATACAGGAAACATCTCCACGAGAAAGGGCAGGCTTAAGTATATTTGCTAAATCCAAGCTACCTTCAGAACTGCCTGCTCCAATGATGGTATGAATCTCATCAATAAAGAGAATACAATGCTCGTCTTCAGAAGCTGTTTCAATAATAGCTTTAACTTTTTCCTCCATCTGACCTCTGTACATTGTGCCAGCTAATAGGGAAGTCATATCTAAGGAATAAACTTTTTTATTTTTCAATGACTTTGGACATTTTGACTGCAAAATTCTTTCTACAAGACCCTCAACAATCGCTGTTTTACCAACTCCAGCTTCTCCAACTAAAACGACATTTGATTTATTCTTTTTTAACAAGATTTCAAAGGCTCTTTGAGTTTCTGAATCTCTGCCAAAAATTTCAAAAGTGCCTCTATCTTTTATTCTTTCATTTATGTTTTCGCAGGACTCTTCCAAGGTCTTAGATATTGATTTTTTATTAGATATTGATTGAGCTGGTTGAGTAGGAATTGGCTCTATAAAAGAAACTCCTTCTTTCATTGACAATGAAAGCATTGCAATAAATGCAGCTAAATCAACTCCAAGAGCAGATATAAAAGTTGATATCTCATCTCTAGTTTCGAGTATAGATAAAAGGATATGATCTATACCAATATACTCATCCTTACTTTTTTTAGAAATTTTTTGAGCATAATCTAAAATTTCATAAATTTCTGGAGCAAAGATTCTATGTTTTCTTTTGGGCTCTGTGTATTCAGAGATAATCAAATCCATGGCTTTACAGAAACCCTCTTTGATTAATGCACTTGAATCAAAACAATAATCAATTGTTTTGTGTTCTACTTGTAGTATCGCCCAAAGTAGATGGAAGTCTACGACTTTTAATTGACGGCTATCGTCCGCTTTTTTTCTAGCTTTTTTTAAAGCGTTTTTCGCTGATGGTGTTAGGTTATATTTTTTAAAATTGCTCATTTAATTTCTGATAATCTTGTGTAAATTTTTTCGTCAAGAATTGTAATTTTATCACCAAAGATTATGTCTTCACCTTTAGCTCCGTAAACAAAGACAATTTGTTCTTCTTTGGGTTTTTTGCCTCCATTGTTTAAATACTCTGAAAGAGTCGCTGATCTACGATTATCCATAAGCATAAAATTAACCGTGCCGTAATCATCTTGTATTTCAATTCTCATGTATTTATTGCCAGCACGACTTGTTCTAGATACACAGTCTTTAACTACTCCTACGAATTTAACTTTGTCATTTTGTGGTATTGATTTTAATTCTAAACTGTCAACTAGATTGTCTGTGTCTTGAAACACATCTTTGATATCGCTAGAATGACTATACCCTAAATATTTTCTTTCAAAGAACCAGTTGGCAAAAACTAAATGATTTTTATTTTTGTCATAAATAGATTTGTATCCGTCATACTTTTTCTTAAAAGTTTGGAATCTAGATTCCTTCATTAAAGGCTTCCCGTCATCAGCAGGTAAAGACTCTTTTTTAACATAAGCGATAGAATTTAAAATATCATAATTAAACTTCTCACCTAATGCTATAAAGTTGCGTTTTTCTCTTTCTGTAAGAATGTTGAATGCTTGAGCTTCTAAAACTAATCGACAGCGATTTGGTATTCTGTTTTGTGAATCACAAAATGTATCAACCATTCCACCTTGAATCAAACCAGACAAAACGCCAATGTTGATCCCAGACTGTTTAGCTGATATAAAGATGTCGTATTTGGTTTGCTCAATCAATTCTGATTTTCTAAAATCTACTACATTCTCTAATGTTTTTTCAGAAACACCTTTGATACTATTGATGCCGTAACGGATGTTTTTACCTTCGATTGAAAACTCTACATCTGATTTTGAGAGGTCGGGTGGCAAAAGCTTCATATCAAAAAGACATAACTCTTGATTTATTAGAGCAATTTCTGAGTGAGAATCTGGCTCATGCTTAGTCATCTTTAATAAACTTAAAAAGAACTCTTTAGGGTGATTAAATTTAAGGTAAGTCGTAATTGCAGCTAGTGTGGCATAACTAATTGAGTGCGACTTATTAAATGAATAGTTGGCTGAATCTTCAGCGACCTTCCAAAGAACATCTCCGACTTGTTTACTTAAATTATTTTCTTCAATCTTTTTCTCAATCTTAGCTTTCCATATAGGCATTTGATCTACTTTTTTCTTACCGACAATACGCCTAAGTTGTTCCGCTTCATCAAGAGTGAAACCAACCTTAACAGCCATTTTCATTAACTGTTCTTGATAGAGAGGGATACCGCCAGTATAACTGAGGATATCATCATAATACTCATTAACGGACTGAAAGACACTAGTTTTAATATAAGATGCATAGGTATCCAGATAATCCAAAGCTCCAGGCCTAGCAATAGCCACAACAGAAGAAAGCTCGTCCAGATTTCTTGGAGAGACTTTTTTGCAGACTTTAAAATTTGTGTCCGCTTCAATTTGGAAGAGACCTTTCGGTGCCTCAATGAATTTGAAGTTTTCATATATGCTTGGTGATTCAACATCTATATCATTCATATCCAAACCTAACTGTTGGCAAGTATCATGCACAACAGAAAGTGTTCTTAGACCTAAGATGTCAAATTTTACCATCAACGAAGCGACGTCATTCATATCATAACCCGATACATAATTTCCGTCATTTGTTTTTTGCATTGGCATAACCTCTTCAATATTGTAGAAGCTAATAGCAATGCCCGATGGGTGAACGCCAGTGTTCTTATTTAATCCTTCTAGTTTTCTGGCAATTTCAAAAATCCTTGGATTGTCGTCACAAAACTTTTTTAGTTTTTCGCTTTCGTCATAAGCTTTATCAAGCTTAAACACCTTTCCGAACTGTTTAGGTATTGAGGCGCTAATATCATTAACTTCTTCCTCTGACATTGAACCGACAATTTTACCGCACTCTTTTACACATAATTTACTACTTAATGTATTTAAAGTTAAAATTTTACAAGTTCTACCTTTATGCTGATCCTCAATATATTTAATAACTTCTTGTCTACGATCATAGCTAATATCGTTATCAACATCAGCAAGTAATGAACCATCTAGGTATGTAATACCGTCAACAATAGTTTTCTTAGCACGACTTTTGGATACGAATCTCTCAAAGAATAAATCATATTTAATTGGATCGATATTGGTGACTTTAAGTAAATAAAGAACTAAAGAGCCAGCAGCCGAACCACGACCTGGGCCAGTAGGTATTTCGTTTTCATGGCAATAATTAAGAATATCCCAATTTAAAAGAATATAGTCAATAAACCCCAGTTCTTTCAAAATAGAAAGCTCCATTTTGACTCGATCGTAATATTCTTTTTTATTTTCTAATTTATCAATACCTCTTTGCTCGACACCACGAAGGCATAATGCCCTCAGAAGGTCGAAGTTGGAAGATTGAGGGTCGAGGTCTAATTCAGAATAAACTCGTCTTTTAACCTCAATTTCGGGCAATCTAACACCAACAGGCATTGGTTGTTTAAATGATTCTAAATTTCTAATTCCCATAATTGTTTTTGAAATATTTCAAAGTTCTTTTCTATATCGTATAAAGCATCATGCAGCTTCTTTTCATCAAAGTCAATATTATAATGCTCTAATAGATATTTTTGATTAGTTTTTAATCCTCGCTCTCTGTAATTTAAATATTTTAACTGCCAAGCAATCAAATCTTCTTTATCTGGATTTTTATTGCCTTTAGCAATTGCCATAGCCATAGCTTTTGTATCAAAGCAACGATTGATGTAATTTTCATGGCTTATTTTTATGCCTATTTTTTTAAGCCAAACATTTAATATATAAATGTCATAACCAAGAATATTTTGACCAACTATGATAGTATCATCATCATAAAGAACTTTTTCAAAATCTTTCCAAACATCTGATGGATCTTCGGCAACTGATTCATAATGCTCACGATTAAATCCAGTGACTCGTGCTGCCTCTGGAGAAACATTTAGATTATCCCATTTGATAAAGCGATTATGTTTTTTGATAATTTTATTACCTTCACATTCAATCCAAGCTATCTGCCAAGGCTTAGAGGTAATTAAGTTTAAACCTTCTGTTTCTGTATCGAATACAACATATTTTTGTTTAAAATTAAATCTTAATAAGTCTTCCATAATTATTTATCCTCCTTCCAAGCTTCCACACAAAAACGATTACTACCAAAATGATCTAGTCCTGGATTAGACAAATCAAAACTTCTCCCTGGCCTACGATTACAAATCATTTTGTAGGTTTGAAATGCTTCAACATCCTCTTTGTTTTCGTAATAAATAGATTTAGCAGTAATAGTGTCATTTTTGTTATTTTGACAATACGATAAAATCTTGTCCTTAATTAGAGAATCAAAAGGAAGATTGTTGTCTTCCAATAAGAAATGAATATCAGACGGCAAATCAACAATACAATTAGAAAAGCTTGTTAAATTTTTATGTATAAAAGAATCGTAAAAAGGCACAACATACTTTAATTCCTTTGTTGAATCCCAAGGTCTTGTGATTTTTGAATCAAACTGCTGAGTAAACAAAGAATACATTTCTTTGGCGCCTGCATCACCGTTAGCGAAAGCAATCATTTTGCTTTCTGATTCTTCGCTGTGATCATTGTTGTATATAGAAAATCTTAAACCAAACCTAAGTTTTGATCCTAGTTTTCTGAAGGCTTCTGGGAAGCATGTCATTGAATCTTCTACAATAAAAACTTGTTCAAGTTTTTCATTCTCTGAGATTCTTAATATGTCATCAATGCGCAGTATGCTTTTTCCGATTGATGAATGAGTTTTAAATAATGGAATCATACACATAAATATAGACCGTGTATGAGATTTGTCAAGCTCTATATCAACAAATCTTTAATTAAAATGTTATAACAGTCGGATTTAAATTTCCATTTGCCGTTCCCCTTAGGATCTATCTGACCTTTCTTGCCGAAAGTAGCTTTATCATAGAAGTCTTTCTTTTTCATAAAGCCATAAACGTACACTATAGTGTTTGATTCATTAACACCAACAAAGCAATAAGCATCACATTTTTGTTTTGTATTGTAGTCGGAAACATTTAAATTCCAATTTTCATTGGGGGCAAATTGATCGGAGAATTTTTTTGTTTTTATATCTATTTTATAATCTTTAATTATTGTGTCATAATCATAAGTATTTTCTCCGCTTCCTTTGTATGCGTCTTTTACTATGATCTCACCAACAGCGCCTGCTAAATTACCTTCTCCTTTGGTAATGCTGTTATTCAACTCTTTAAAATCAAAAAGCTTTTTAGCTCTTTCTAGTTGCGATTCTGTAACTAAGAATTTTTTCATTTATGTTTGGGGCATCCTCCGTAATGTTTGATTGAATGACTACCTCCTTCGGGAACCATATTTTTTTCAAATTCGTCTTGGAAGCATGATGAATGAAACTCCCCTTCTTCGTTTAAAATTGTCACATACCAAAAATCAAATTTATATGGACAGTGCCACATTAGTGAACCATCTTTTTTAAGTTGACCTTTTTCTTTGGCAAATCCACATTGTAACTTACCCCCAAAAGAACCGTCATCTGGAAAACCTTTATCCGCTGCGAAATTAGATTTAGCATCTCGTTCATTAAAATTTTCTAAATATTCTTGTATTGAAGCTAACTGCATTTCAAAACCTTCTAAGTCATCATCGTCAATTGGCTTCATTTTCATTAATCCGTTTTTCTTTAAATCAAATTTTAAAAACATAAACTCTGATGTTCGATTAACATATTCTGGAAATAAATGACTAACAGCTAAACAATACATATAATCTTGAAGATTGTCTTCTTTCTCTTTCCCTTCAAACATTTTTTTACTAGTTTTATAGTCTCGTATAATTGCAATCTTTTTATCTTTATACAAAAACAACTGGTCTATAAATCCTCTTATATGATAACCATTTTTTTCTATATCAAAATCTAACTCTGCGTGAGCTTCATCTGGTATACCTAAATCTTCTCCATGAAAGTTGCAACTCAAACCATTGAGAATCATTTGTTTGATAAGTGTCATATTATCTTCATCTGTAACACCAAGCTCTGTGGCGTCAGACATAATTAATTCTTCTACTGATTTAGAGGCAAAAGGGTCTTTGGCTTTTACTATCTTATTGAACTGAGTTTTGGTTTTTTGTTTTGACAAAAATTCAAAAACATTATGACAAACAGTACCACGACGAGCGCCATCATTATTAGTATCTGGTAATTTTTGTTTGTATTTGTTCCAGTATATCCAACTGCAGGATTGCGCTGTCTTAATACGACTTGCTGATAGTTTAACTTCCATTTTTTAAAATTTTTATTAATTTTTTGCAGTGTGTATTTTTTTTGAGTTGGTCATTTTGGTTTATTTGTTTGAGTATATATTCTTGAAATTTTTGATCGCCCATGCACCACTTATCTTTTCGTTCATACCACTGACCAAACGAATTATTTAATCCTGTATCATGTTGAAGCATATCTCCAAAATCATTATCCAATGGTGGATTAATTTTAATTAAAGAAAGATCAAAAACCGTAGCGAGTTTAGCTGCATTTTTTATTGAAGCCATAGCACCAGAGTTTAACTCTTTGCTATTATCGTTGTTTGTGGCGATAATAATTCTTTCTAAATTAAAAGAATTCAAATAAGAAATTAATTTTGTTGAGGCATCCAATCCCGCCAACATCAAAACATTTTTAAAACCAGCTTCGTGCAAAGCCATACAATCACCAATACTCTCTACCAATATAACTTCGCTAGTTTCGTCTATAGTTTTGTAGGCAAGATGGTGTGGGTATACCCAATTATTTTTACGACCCATGTGTTTCCATTTAGGAATATTATCTGCTTCAACAACTGTTCTGCCAGAAAACCCGTGTATCTGATTGTCTAAATTGTAAATAGGAAAAACTACCCTCCGATACATTTTGCCTCCACCAGCATAACCACATTTAAACAACTTTTGTGTTTCTTGTGAGATGCCTTTTTTCTCATAGAAATTATACATTGGTAAAAGCTTACTTAGTTGTGATTCGGGGTATACTTTTTCCATTTCTATTTTTTCTTGCTTTGGTTCGTTTGGTTTGTATTCTGTAGGGCTGTCTACCAAATACTCTTTAAGAATATTAAAGTCTTCTGTCTTGAGAGTTTCCTTAACTAAAGCGTTGAATGGCTTGGCTTGATTGTCGCCACCAAAGTCTTTCCATACTCCAGTATCTTTATATATAATAACAGAAGTTTGAGTTTTTCCATTTCTATATATAGCACGAGTTCTCCAATGATTTCCGCAGTCTTGAAGATTATACCCAAGTTTTTCTAATTTATCTCTATAGGTCATCAAATGAAGGTAGGTCGTTTTGTTCTGTACTAATTAACTCTCCACCGCTATCTCGGAAAGCAACAATATCCCTAAGATCTCCGCACTCAGTTATATTAAAATTCTTAAACTCTAAATTTAAAAAATTCTTTCTTAAGTTGTCTCCAACTTGTACGGGTTCACAAGCACCTGCAATATCTTTACCTAAGTGTCGAGCTTTTACGTTTACTAACTTATGAGTCCCAAAGTGCGAACCTTCATCAGCCATCTCGTCATGGGTTTTTTGACGCAAAATAAACATATGGGAACAAAATTGTGTGATTCGGTCTGATAGAGAAACAATAGATTCATCGTCTACAATATTTTGAGCATTACGATTTGTGGTAATACCACTACGATTAGATTGAACCGAAGTAATCATTGGGATAACAGGAGCGCCATCTTCTAGTATTTCTTTTTGAATACATTTTTTAAATTTGTCTACCATTTCACCAACGAGTTGCCATTCATTTTTGTTTCCGCTGATTCCGTCTGATGACGTCTTAATATAATCAAAAGAGAAAACCATATTGTTGCCACGACCTACTTGAGAATAATAAAATCTTTTTAAGGTATTTATCATAGAATCAACATCCATTCCACCGACATTATAGTAATAAAATTTAAGCTTTTTGATTTTATTCCATACAGAGCGAACTTTATTCACGGTATCTTCTCCCGCTTGTCGCCACTTACCACTCTCTAATAAATGAGATGGAACTCCAGACATCGCGGCACATTGACGGATAATAAGTTCCTCTTTACTCATCTCTCCGTTATCAAAATGCAAAACAGGAACATCATATTTTTCCGCTACTCTGGTTGCATAGTGCATACAGAACTGTGTTTTACCAACGCCAGAGCGAGCCACAATAACTGTAATATTTCCTGGACGTAATAAGGAGCCATATATCTCGTTTGTCTTTGGGTGTGGACCCATCATGCCAAACTCTTCAATAGGATTGTTACCACGCTCCTCGATAAAATCCTCCATCTCTTCGTAAATATTTAGTGGTACATCATCACCCACTTCAAATAAGTTTATCTTCTCATTGTAAATTTCATCTGCTGTTTCAATAATTTTCAGATAGGGTACGTCCGTATTAATAGACTTCATCTGTTCTGATAACTTTTCTGCCGTGCTGGATATTTCTCTACGGACAGTAAGTTTTTTAAGTTCTTGTACTGAGGATTTTAATTTAGCCTCAGAATGTATCTTTCGCATTGATAGCGACTTGACGTAATCAAGAATATTTATATCTTCTTCAAACTTAATTCCTAAGTCTTTGATTCTCTGCACTAAAACAACCTCATCAATGCTTTCGTTTTTTTCAGAAGCATTCCGTAGAATAATAAATAATGTTTTGTGCAATAGGGATCTTTTGTCGTAAAAGTCTTTTTCGTTAATCACCGAAAGGAAATCTACAAAAGCTTGAGGCTTTTGTATAAATGCGGCTAAGACTTGTTTTTCAATTTCGTAGCTATAAATCATATGACCTATAGTGCATAAAATATTTAAAATGTCAACCGTTTTCTTCTAAATCTTCGTTTATTTCGTAGGGTTCGCCTTCTGCTTCTGTTAAATAAGTCTCTAACGCTTTAGCTAAAGCATATTCTGTGACCTGTGTGTCGCATTTTGTGTATACAATAGGGTCTCCATTTTCTGTAGAATAAGCTATTATAAAACCCTTATACGCTTCTGATGCTCCAGATAGCTCATATAATTTATCCAAAACTTTTTTAGGTAATTCAAAATCTTTGAATCTCGGATCGTTCTTCATACTCATATCTATATTTACACTTTAGCCTAAAAGCTTTGAAAAATATTCTTCAGATAGTTCATCATCTGGGTATATAAGCAGGAGTTCTATGTTATTTAGCTCACAAAAGTCCATTTTTTTATCATCTCTGCGTAATTGTCTAACAAAATTAGCCCTAGTTTTGTGAAAATGCTTAACAAACTTTAAATGTTGAGCTCCTTGTACTTCTATAGCTATTTTTCTACTATGATTATAAAAATCTAAAGAAAGTTGTGTGCCAGCTACTTTAAACTCTTCATATACAGCATCATATCTCCAATGTTTATATAAGTATTTTCTTACTTCTGCTTGAAATTTGCTACGACATTTACCGTTCCACTTGATTTTGTACCTATGTGGATTTCTAATTGGTTTTTCTTTGCCGTATAGAGTAATAAATTTCATAATAAAAAAGCCCTCACTTATAATAGAGAGGGCTTTGTTTTTTTCAAGTTAATTAACTTAAAAGTTGAGGGCTACGCCAAAATCAGCTGTTTCTTCCCAATCACCATTAGTGCCTTGAGCTGTATTTAAATCATTATTAAGATAATTTAAATTAGCAAATACAGTCAAATGGTCTATTGTTGTTTGCACGCCAATTGTAGCTAATGTATAAGTATAATCTACATCATATTGAAATGATTGACCATACTCTAAGCTAACTGCAACTAAAAAGTGCTCAGTAATGTCTAGGTCTGTTCCTACTGCGATATCTGCTGTATATTGACCTTCTTCTTCTGTTGTGACAGAAAGAATAGAATCAATACCAAACAAATCAACAGCATAAGAACTTACTAGCTCGTAAGCATTTTCTCCATCAATAGAAGTAATTAACAGTTCCGTGCCGATATCACCAATGAAAGTAGAAAAAACAGTACCAACAGTACCATATAACTCTTCTTCATCAGCTTTTACTTGCTCGATTGAACCAACAAGCGATAAGCCACCAATTACTCCTAATTCTGAAGACGCTTTAACATAATCAGCGTCTGCAGATCCGTAAAGCCCGCCATCAATACGTTTTTCGTAGTTACCTACTTCAACGTCGATATCCCATGACTTTACCGTTTCAGTGATTTCTTGCGCTTCAGCTTTTCCTCCGAAAAGGAAGAAAGCCGCGATAGCCGCGACAACAAGTCCCACTTTAATTTTATTTTTCTTTAGTATTTCCATAACTTT